GGCTGCAAATTGCCACGTTTGCAGCGCCTTCGTTGACATATTCAAGCCTTCAGCCTGATCTGCCAGAGCATCGCCTTGGTCGATAAACTCAGCGGTCAGGTAGCCGACGCCGGCGACAGCGCCACCGATGACACCAGCAGCAACGCCAAGGCGCGTGAATGCGCTGCCAAGCTTGTTCTTCAGCCCGTCGAATGACTCACCAATACCTTTGACGTTTGCTTTCAGCTTCGCGAACGTGTCGCCGACGCGCTTGAATTTTCCAAGCTGCTGCTCCGCCTTGCCGATACTCTGAGCGAGCCTGTCTTGCTCTCTCGCGAGCTGGGAGGTATCAACGCCAGCCTCGGTGAGAGACTTCGACAGTTTGTCAACCTGCTCTGAATATCGCTTTGTTGCGTTGGCGTTTCCTTTGGCTTTCGCCTCCGTGAGCTTGCCTTGAGCAGACTGAAGCCGAGTGATGTCGGCAGACTGCTTTTTGATCTTCGCGAGCGAGCCGCCGAGGGAATTAATTTGCTTATCAAGCCTGCCGAAAACAGCGCCGACAGTCGCGGACATGGTCGCGCCAATCTGAACGGTTGCTGAAATGTTTCGGTTAGCCATGGCGTTTCGGAGCTGGAATCTTCGTCACCCACTCAACGAACTCGTCGGTGGGCATTGCGTCAATCTCTGAAAGTGACCAACCAGTGTAATTTGCGAGAGCGAGAGCCGCTCTCATGCAGTCGTCTCGCTCAAGCCAAAAAAACCAGCTAGAGCTTTCTGGACCTTCACAAAGTCGGCCATATCGAGAGACTCAACTGCATCAGGTGTGATCTGCGCGAGATTGGCGATCAGGTTGATTTCCTGAGCTGCATCATCCTTGCCACCAGTGATGCGAGCAACGCGCATGTCTTTCACCGTTGGGCGTCGAAGACTAATTTCGTTGATGGTCGCGCCGTCAACAGAGACGGGATAATCGAGTTTGATCTTGGTCATGGTGTGTCGGTGATGGAGGCGTTGAATCAAAGGCCAATCGCAGCCCGTTGCGCGGCAAGACGATCAACGCCGTTGATGATGCGTTTCATATTCAAAACGTCGATGTCATGAACGCGGACGCCGTCTATGTCATAAGCGAATTCGCGAATGTCCATCGTCAGCATCACGCCAGCTTTCGCGCCTGGAGTGATAGCATCCCAATCAATAGTGCGGATGGTTCCGCGTTGGGTGAAAACTTCAGGCTTCACGGATCCGTCAAGATCCTCAAGAGCACCGCGAACAATAAGAGCGAATGTTTGACCAGCTCCAACACCCCAAAGGCGGAGCGCTTCGGCTGCGATCTTCGAGAGCTTGAATGTGGCCTCCATTTTTTCCTGCCCCATGTCGAGCGCGACACTGGTATCCATGCCCCCAGCGCGGAAGTCCTCGGCCTGAACGCCAAGAGATGGCGGCTGGTATTCCTCGACATTCCCGGCGTAACCAAAGCCGTCGAGGAAAAGATTGAAGTTTTTGCGGATTTGAGCGGCTGCAGCCATGATCGTTGATGAAGTTAGCGGTTGCGGATTAGCCGAGAATCTCGGTGATGTAGTCATTCACGAGGATGCTGCGGAAGGTGATGTTTTCCGCAGGGTATGGCGGAGTGAAGTCGAAGTTAAAATAGACCTTGCCCTGCGCGATGTTTGCCGGACTGTTCAAGTCTGGATCAGGCCAGCACTTACCGCCGAGGATTGCGCCAAGGCTTGTGAGCGTCTTCAAATAGCCATTCACGGACTCAGTGACATCAGCGAGATAGGTCTTTGAGATGTTTCGATCAACAGCCCAGAAGTGGGCGCGCATGATGGAATCATTGATCAGGTCAGCAGTGCGGCGAACAGAAATAAAAGCAAACTTTGGATCAGCACTCGTTCCACGGTTGCCATGAATTCTGTTTCCGTTGTGCTTAATGATGGTCGTGACGTTTGCTTCGTTAAGCAAATTAGCTGGGCATGTAGGATCGCCGAAACGGAAACCAACGGCGCGAGCCGTGCCAGTGAAGCCGAGAATCTCGACGTTTGAAGGACTCCACCAGAAACCGCGATCATAATCAGACTTTGCGGTTGCGCCTGCCCAGGCGGCAGACGGCGCGTGATCAACGCCAGACTTCACAAGCCAAGGATCAATCACGGCGAGACGATCAGAGCCGAACTGCGTTGCATAATTCACAGCAGCCGCATCGGTTGAGTTTGGTCCATCAGCAAAAGCGAAGGCGCGGAGCTTGTTGGCGACACTCACGAGAGCGTCAGCCACTTCTTTCTCGGCGCTGAATTCTGGAGCGATCAGCAGGCGAGGAACGAGGCCAAGTGTCGATTCGGCATCAAGCAGCTTGTCGATTGCTGCGATGATATTGTCCTGCGTCTCAGCATCATCTTCACCGACGGCAGCGCGGATGCAGACGATAACAGCGCCGACTTGATCAAGGATGTCATCGAGCGCGGCGGGGAGTGTGCCAGTCAGGCCAGCGCGAGCGGCCTCGGTGCGATTGGCGGCGACAAGGTAAGGCGTATTCACCGGGAAAGCGGCATCAAGGCCACCAGAAAGGCGAGTCGTTGCGGTAGGCTTCACAACGCCAGAGCCGCCACTGGTAACAGTGACGAGCGCAGCAATTCCGGTGTTTGCGTCCAGCGCGGTTTTAATCAACGCTGGCGTGCTCGTAATGATGCCAGAGCTATCAGTGGCGAGATTCACCGTGATAGCTTTGTCGCTGAGAGAGACGGAAAGAGTCGCGGAGTTTGCACCTGGATTGCGAAGGCGAATGGAAATCGCGTTGCCTGCGATGCCTGCCGCGTCAGCGGTGATCGTCAGCGCGCTGGTTCCAGTGCCGAGAACAACGCTGGCGGCAACAGCCGCTTCAGCGTCTGGCGCGGTGCCAACGAGGCCAATAACGGCAGAATTCACGGTGCGGATGGGGCGCGGTCCATCCGTGATTTCGACTACCTTGACGCCATGAAGGAATTGCTCGGGCATGATGCGAATTTAAAGGCTCGGGTTAGGGTGTCTTGTGCGGCTGGTTGAGGTTACAATTTGACCATCCAATTCAACGCCATAGACGGCTGCATATTGTTGTGAGCTGCGTCTCCAAAGGTTGCCTCGTGATTGCGGCCGCAAGGCGAGCCGTAGGGTTTACTTGGCGGCGATCTTGCTCGCTTTCTTTGAGAGCATCCCTTCGAGGATGGTCACACCGAGGGAGATGGCTAGGCCGGTGGCTCCGGCTGCGAGTTGCTTAGACTGCGCGGCAATTTCAACGGCCTGCGCGGGGTCAATATTGACCTTGTGTGCATTCGCGATGACGGCAGCCGAAACGGCAGCTCCTGCGGATGATCCCCACTTCAAAGCCTGCCGGAAAAGCCAGCCCTTTGACGTTCCAATGATGGTCTTGATGATTTCTTTCATGAGTTCTTTTTCCTGCGCAGAGTTGCTTGAATCATGCGGTGCGCTTCCACATGAAAATTGTGATGTATGGTTGCAGATTGTTATGAGCCTGCCCTCCGCCAACTGACGTTGTTGTTCCTGATCGCGGATAAGTCCCGCTTGCTGCAACGGTCACTGATCCAACAGCACCAATAGCCCTGTCAGCAGTGACAAGATCGCCGGAGTTGGTAGCCAAGCGGTGGCGATGTGCTGGGATTTCACCCTCGGTCAAAACGTGAGTCTTTGCCCCGCCTGTGAGGTCGAGAGCGTTGAAACTGGAGTCACCAGCGTCATACCCAACGAGCACGCGGCCTTGCCCGTAACGCTCCCAGGTGCCAAAGCCGAGCCAGCTCGATGGATTGCCAGCGCGGCGAGTTGTGAGCAGTTCGCCGACTGGATAACTGCGCTTCTGCATCAGCGCCCACAAAGCGTCAAGATAAGTCGAGTTCGTGAGCAGTTCGAGGTTTGCGCGGGCGACTGATTTATCTGGGACATCGGCTAGGTTTTGAGGCGTAGAAAGAAACGCGGCCTCGCCGTTTGGATCATTTTGAACTACGTGGATTTTGTGACCTGCGGTCGCTCCGGTCGCCAGTGTTATTCGTGTTGCGGTTGTTGCCGTCCACTGAGTAGGCAGCAATCGGACGCCTTGAATATACACAGCGGCGTTGACCGTTGTAGCCGTCGCAAGATCAACAATCGTCTGAGATGCCGAAAGTGTTTGCACTTCCTGAATCACATCGACCACGACATTTACGTCTGTGGCGTCACGCCATTCATAGTCACCATCGGCATTTGAAACCTTGGCAAGAATTTGATCGGTGGTTCCACCTGGAATTAACAGGTCGAGTTGATCGTTTACCCATGATCGTGTCGCCACAACAACGCTGGTGTCGATTTCAAGTGTGATTGCCGCTGTGCTTGACACGACTAGATAAAGCCTGATTGCCATGTCCAGCGTTGCGCCTTCCGCTGCTGTTGGCTTGTAAATTTCAGGGAATCGAGAGACGGCAATCATATCGCCATCGCTGTCGAAAATACCGACCTCGCGAAGTGTCCACCCGCCCTCATCGGCAGGCACGATCATTTCGCAGATGATTCGACTTTCGTTCTGCGGGTCAATGTCAATGCGTGTTGGTGTTGCTGTAAAGACCTCACGAACGAGAGCGGTGTCTCCGGCTGCGGGCGTTGTTGGATTGCCGTTACCATCACCAACCTGCATTTCGGACAGGTTCAGCGGAGTGTCGTTAGCAATAGCGTCAGCGATTTTCGCAAGGCCAAGTGTGGTAATGATTGCTTCGTATGCCATGATTCAGAGAGATAATTTTGATGCAACAGCGGATTGAATCGCAGCGCCTTCATCTGCGCCAAGATCACGACGCCAGATGGCAGCTCCATAGCAATTACGACCAGCTTCGACGCCTTGAAATAAATCGAGTGTCTCCATCATTGGAGGCTCAATGGTGGTAACATTAGAAGCCGAGTAAACGACTCCGTCGGCCAGATGAATGGCAGTGCCAGACAATCTTAGTAAGTAAGGTAAGATTGAAGTCGGGGAGTCCGCCTGAATAAGAACATTGCCGCTTGGCGTGGAAAATTTAACCCGGTCGCCAGAGAATGATCCAGATTCAAGTTTAACCACATGCGCGCCAAGCCGATTGAAAATCAATGGTGCGTAGCTTGAGAATGCGTCAAATGCTACCACGGCGGTCATTGCACTAATACGCTGTGCGGAGATGGACGCAGAAAAGTGTGTGATGTTGTAAATAATGCACGGAACGCCGTTTGCATCGAATCCACCGTTGCAATTACTAACAAGTCCCGGCATGGACGCCGCACCAGCGCGCCCACGCTGGTTGAAAAACTTCAAGTAATACCAGCCTGTTTCACCTTCCGTAAAAGATGCCAATTCGCCGACGCTCATGTAATTCAGCTCGGCTCCATCGGAGTCGCGGCGAACACGAGCAATTGGCCCAGTGTAAGTCGAGTGCATTCGCACTGTCCAATACGAGCCGAGCATGTAGTCGGGCCAATCATCAAGAGGCAATGAGGAGCCTGGAGTTTTAATTTCCACCTCCGCGCCAGAAACGGTTACGCCACCATTCCAAACGACAGCGTCGCCGCCTTCACCCATTAAGCCGAAGTCGATCAGTTCGGATCTAGCATTTTTTTGCTGAATGGCGAT